AAGAAAGTATACAGAATTTTATCATATAATATAACTACGAACAATGGATGTAAACGAAATGAAGTTGCGTATAATCCAAGCTGGTCAAAAAGCAGTTGAAGAATTAATTAAAGTAGCAGAGGAGCCTATTATTGGCGAAAAAGGCACAATGATTATAGATGGAGAAGAAACGCCTTTAAACAGTGATGAATTATCAGCAGACAAATTGAAGAACGCAGCAGCTACAAAAAAACTAGCTATCTTCGATGCTTTTGAGATTCTAACAAGGATACAAGCAGAAGAGAACGTTCTTAATGAAATAGAACCAGACAAAAAGGAATCTTTTCAAGGTTTTGCTGAGCAACGTTCAAAGAAGAGATAATGAGCACTTACGAGCAGGATTTATATAAAATAGTAACCCCTATAAAGAAAAAGAAGTTAGATAGACTTAATCGTTCTAAAAAATGGGAGTATGGATATGACAAAGAACACGATGTTATAATCATTAGCAAAGATGGCACTATAGGTGACATATACGACATCCAAGGCTTAGTAATTGCATTACCAAAGGTAACAAAGAATATCGAGAGCAATTCAAGTAAGGCTCAGGACCAGCGCTGGACGGCACAGGAAGAACCTAAGGAGCTTGAAAGAATCAAGAGTATATTTGAGTGGGAAAACAAACCGCAGTCGTTTAAGGACACCTGGTTCCCTCATATAGATAAACAATTTGAGTATCGTGAAAATGGATACTGGTTTTATAACAACGGTGTTCCTACATATATGACAGGAAGCCACTGGATTTACCTTCAGCATTCAAAGATCGATGTTGGTAAAGCTGATTTTAGAGAGTCTAACAGGTTATTCTACATATTTTGGGAAGCCTGTAAAGCAGATCCTAGATGTTACGGTATGGATTACCTAAAAAACAGACGTTCTGGGTTTTCATTTATGGCATCAGGAGAAACAGTTAATTTAGGGACACAATTATCGGATTCACGTTTAGGTATATTGTCTAAGACTGGAGCAGATGCTAAAAAGATGTTTACAGACAAAGTCGTTCCTATATCGATAAATTACCCATTCTATTTCAAACCAATACAAGATGGTATGGATAGACCGAAAACCGAGCTTGCTTATAGAGTTCCTGCTACTAAGTTGACAAAAAAAGGAATGGTTGTTAAGAATAAAGATGCAGATCAAGAGTTCATGGATAACATGCAAGGTCTTGATACCACTATTGACTGGAAAAATACTGGTGACAATAGTTATGATGGTGAAAAATTAAGGTTATTAATCCATGACGAGAGTAAAAAATGGGAAAAGCCTAACAATATATTAAATAACTGGCGTGTAACAAAAACTTGTTTACGTCTTGGTAGTAAGATCATCGGAAAGTGTATGATGGGATCTACTTGTAATGCATTAGCTAAGGGTGGAGAAAATGGAAAAAAATTGTGGTTCCAATCAGACGTTGCGCGTAGAAATCGCAATGGACAGACAAGCTCAGGATTATATAGTTTATTCATTCCTATGGAATGGAACTTCGAGGGATTCATTGATTCTTATGGATACCCTGTCTTCGATACGCCATTAGAACCAATTATTGCATTAGACGGTTCGTTGATAGAAACAGGAGTTATAGAGCATTGGGAGAATGAAGTTGATGGCCTTAAAGACGATCAAGATGGTCTTAATGAGTTTTATAGACAGTATCCAAGAACAGTAGAGCACGCTTTTAGAGATGAAACAAAAAATAGTTTATTTAACTTAGCTAAACTATATGCTCAGATTGATTACAACGAAGGTTTGAAATACCAAGGTGCTGTAACAAGAGGAAATTTTAATTGGGAAAACGGAATAAAGGACACAAAGGTAGAGTTTCTACCTAATCCAAAAGGTAAGTTTTATATATCTTGGGTGCCTGATGCTCATTTACAAAATAATATAATAATAAAAAATGGCATCAAATATCCGGGCAATGAACACATGGGCGCGTTCGGTTGTGATAGCTATGATATATCTGGTACTGTTGGTGGCGGCGCTAGTAATGGAGCCCTTCATGGTCTTACAAAATTTAGTATGGAGAATGCTCCACCGAATACGTTCTTTCTCGAATACATAGCTAGGCCTGCAACTGCAGACATATTCTTTGAGGATATACTAATGGCTTGTGTGTTTTATGGAATGCCAATACTAGCAGAGAATAACAAACCTAGATTATTGTACCATATAAAGAAAAGAGGATATAGAGGATTCTCTATGAACAGACCTGATAAACTTTGGAATAAACTTTCAGTTACTGAAAAAGAAATAGGAGGTATACCAAATTCAGGCGAAACAATGAAACAGGATCACGCTGGAGCACTAGAGTATTACATCGATAGAAATGTTGGTGAATTGAAAGATGGCGGATGGGGAAATATGTACTTCCAAAGAACATTAAATGATTGGGTTAAATTTGATATAAACAATAGAACGGCGTATGATGCAAGTATAAGCTCCGGCTTAGCAGTCATGGCTTGTAATAGAAACTTATATAGACCTACAAACGAGGTAGTTAGAAAACCTATTAATTTAGGCTTTTCAAGATACAAACAAGGGGGATCAAGTTCCACTATAATTAAAGACAAATACTAAAACAATTAAAACCTATGGCTGAGTCAGTTGTAAAACATTTTTTTCCGAGTCAAATAGCTTCAGATGCAGAGAAGTTAGATCCGGAGAACGGAAGAAAGATTGCAAAAGCAATCGAACAAGAATGGTTCGGAAGCAGTTCTGGATCCAATCGCTTTGGTAGTAATCAATCTACCTTTCATGATCTTCGATTATATGCGCGAGGCGAACAGTCTATGCAGAAGTATAAAGATGAAATGGCCGTTAATGGAGATTTATCTTATCTTAACATCGACTGGAAGATAGTTCCTATATTACCTAAATTCGTAGATATACTTGTTAATGGTATTTCAGAAAGAAACTTCCAAGTGAAAGCATCTTCAATAGACGAGTATGGAGTAACTAAAAAAACAAAGTATATGGAATCTGTATTGAGAGATATGGATACTCAGGAATTAACAGCTTTTGCTGCTCAGGAATTTGGTGTTAACCTTCAAGAGAATAACCCAGATAATCTACCTAAGGACGATACAGAATTTGAATTACACATGCAGATGTCTTATAAAGACAATGCAGAGGTTGCTGAAGAAGCAACAATTAACAAAATATTTAAAGACAACAAATATACAAACATAGCTAAACGTGTTACTTATGATCTGACGGTTATAGGTATTGGAGCTGTTAAAGATAGGTTTTCACCATCAGAAGGTATAGTTGTAGAGTATGTTGACCCTGCTAACTTAGTTTGGTCATATACAGATAATCCTAATTTCAAGGATATATATTATGCTGGAGAAGTGAAAACAGTTCACTTTAACGAATTAAAGAAACAATTCCCGCATTTAACTCAAGAAGAGTTAGAAAAGATATCAGAACAAGGTGTTCAGCAATCAAACAACTACAGCAATCATTCTAATACGATTGACACTAATACGGTACAAGTGTTGTATTTCGAATATATAACATATTTGAATGAAGTACATAAAGTAAAGACAACATCTACAGGTGCTGCTAAAGCAATAATAAAAGATGATTCATTTGCTCCACCAGAAAATTTAGAAGGAGATTACGAAAGAGTTAGTGAAACTAGAGAGGTGTTGTTTGAAGGGGCTTATATATTAGGTACGAATACAATGCTTAAATGGGAGGTTGTTCAAAACCAAGTAAGACCTAAAGCTAGTACTCAAACAGTTAAACTAAGTTATAGTATATGTGCTCCACGTATGTACCAAGGTAAAATAGAAAGTACTGTTGGTAGATGTACAGGATTTGCGAATATGATTCAATTAACACATTTAAAATTACAACAAGTATTATCAAGAATGGTTCCTGATGGGATTTATATTGATGCTGATGGTTTAGCAGAGATTGATCTTGGTAATGGTACAAATTATAATCCTGCAGAAGCAATGAAATTGTTTTTCCAAACTGGTTCTATTATAGGTAGATCATTTACAGGTGAAGGAGATTCAAATCCAGGCAAAGTTCCTATTCAGGAATTATCCTCAGGATCAGGTAATAATAAGATACAATCATTAATCACAACGTACAACTATTATCTACAAATGATAAGAGATGCTACCGGATTAAATGAAGCTAGAGATGCAAGTACTCCGGACGCAAGAGCTTTAGTTGGTGTTCAGAAGTTAGCAGCGGCTAATTCAAATACAGCCACAAGACATATATTAGAAGGAGGATTATTCATTACGCAAAATCTAGCGGATAGTTTAACTGTTCGTATTTCTGATGTATTAGAGTACTACCCGATGAGAGAAGAATGGATTAACAGCATCGGTATCCATAACGTAGCTATATTAGAGGAACTAAAAGATCTTCATTTAAGAGATTTTGGTATTACAATAGAATTAATGCCTGATGAAGAAGAGAGACAAGTTCTAGAGAACAATATCCAAATAGCTTTAGGCAATCAAATGATTGATCTTGACGATGCTATCGATATTAGAGAAGTTCAAAATAGTAAATTAGCTAACCAACTATTGAAACTTTCTAAACGTAAGAAAGCAGAAAGAGAAGCAGAAGCGGCTCAACAAAATATGCAAGCACAAGCAGAAGCTAATATACAAACACAACAAGCGGCTGCTCAAATGGAGATTCAGAAAGCGCAACAACTAACAAATGGGCAAAAAGACTTGGCTGCATTCAATGATAATTTAGCTAAAGGATCTTTAGATAGAGAAGTTGAGAAAAAGAAAGAATTAATGCAATTTGAATTTGACTTAGCTGTTCAATTAGAAGCTGCTAAATCTCAACCTACTGCTAAAGATGAATTCTCTGAAAATAGAAAAGATCAAAGAGAAGGCATGAAAGAAGGTAATAAGAGACAAATGCACAAAGAGAAATTAAATGCAAGTGGCTTTGAATCAAAAGGAAACGACTCAATTAACAAAGGAATAGACTTAGGTTCTTTCGAACCCAGGTAATATATTAAGTGTATAATTATATAATATCATATCATGGAAAACAATCAAAACGACGATAATGTCGTAAAAGTAAATCTGCAAGATTTAGCTAAAGCTAAAGATGACGCAGCCGAAAACACTACCCACAAGGTAGATCTTTCGAAACCGCCTGCTGACACGCCAGCGGAAGAAATAACAGAAGAGACTCAAGACGTTATTACTACAGAAGAACCTGACGCAGATCCAGAAGAGTTAGCACCAGACGGTGACGATAGCTCCTTAAGTGAGGATCACGACAGTGCATTAGTCGAAATTACAGATGAAGATGAAGACGAATCCGATGACGAGGATTTGCCTCATCACCAGATTAACGATAGTGAGAGCCCTGTAGATGATGGGCCAACATTACCTGAAAATGTTCAGAAGCTCATTGAGTTTATGAATGACACAGGTGGAGATATTAACGATTATGTTAAACTTAATACTGATGTAGATTCATTAAGTGAAACAGATCTGTTAAGAGAATACCATCAAGCATTAGAACCGTCATTAGATGCTGATGAAATTAATTTTTTAATGGAAGACTTGTATAATTCAGATGAAGATCTTGATGACGAGAGGGAAATTAAGAAAAAAGGAATTACAAGAAAGAGAGATTTAAGTAAAGCTAAAAAACACTTACAAGGTCTCAAAGACAAATACTACGATGAAATCAAAGCTGGCTCTAAGTTAACTCCTGAGCAAAAGAAGGCTGTCGATTTTTTTGGTAGATATACAGAAGAAAACAAGGAGAAGACTAAGACAGTAGCTAGAAGAAGCGAAATCTTTACACAGAAGTCTAATATGGTTTTCGGCGAAGAGTTCAAAGGTTTTGAATTTAAAGTAGGCGAAAAGAAATATAGATATAATGTAAAGGACGCAGCTGCGGTCAAGGAAGCTCAGTCGGATATTAACAATTTTGCCAAGAAGTACTTGGGCGATGACAATACTCTATCTGACGCTGAAGGCTACCACAAAGCTCTGTTTACTGCAATGAATCCTGATGCAATAGCAAATCACTTTTATCAACAAGGTAAAGCTGACCAAGTTAAAGCATCGGCAAAAAACGCAAAGAACATTAATATGGATCCTCGAGGTACCCATGATAAAAATGTTCCAAACGCGAAAGGCTTTTCAGCGAGAGTAGTAGACAGTGACAACACAGCTCCGGGAAAATTGAGAATTAAACGGCGGTAAAATTAATTACAGCCAAAATAGAACATTATGAGTTTTAACACAAGCGGGGCATTCCCTGCATCTTTAACTCCATCGCCTACTAAAACGTTATTTGACGGTAACTACTTGGCAATTGGATCAAACGACTTTAACTTCACTAAACAATTCTTACCAGAAGTGTATGAGAAAGAAGTAGAGCGTTACGGAAATAGATCAATCGGATCTTTCCTACGTCTAGTATCTGCTGAAATCCCTATGGCTTCTGACGAAGTTGTATGGTCTGAGCAAGGTCGTTTACATATTGCATATAACGATGCCGTTATAGCAACTAATAACGATAATACAGATAACACGATTACAATCACTGGTCACGCTATTAAAGTGAACCAGAATATATTAGTATCTTTTGGCGCTGTTAGTGTACGTGCTTTCGTTAAATCGATCACAACTGACACTGTTGAAGCGTATCCTTACGATGCAGCTACATGGCCAGCAACTTTTGTTGATACTGCTAATCCTAACTTAACTGTATTTGTTTACGGTTCTGAACACGGTAAAGGTACTTCTGGACAAAGAGGTTCTTTAGATGCTGGATTCCAAAAGTTCTCTAATGCTCCTGTGATCATCAAGGATCTTTATTCTATCAACGGTTCTGACACTGCTCAGATCGGATGGGTTGAAGTTACTACTGAGAATGGAGCTGGTGGATACTTATGGTATTTAAAATCAGAGCATGAAACAAGATTACGTTTCGACGATTACATGGAAATGATGATGATTGAATCTGAAAAGGTTGGATACTCTATCACTTCTGCAGCAGATCCTCAAACAGGTGATACATTCACAGTTCGTGGTACTGAAGGTTTACTTTCTGCTATTGAGAACAGAGGTCTTATCTTTAATGATCAAGATTTCAACAACGCAACTGGTTTAACTGGTTTAGCTGAGTTTGATTTAGTATTAGGTGAGTTAGATAAGCAAGGTGCTATCGAAGAGAATATGTTATTCTTAGATAGAGGAACATCTTTAGATATCGACAACATGCTTGCTCGTGCAAATTCTTACGGTACTGGAGGTACATCTTACGGTGTATTCGAGAACAAAGAAGAGATTGCATTGAACTTAGGCTTTAGCGGTTTCCGTAGAGGATCTTACGATTTCTACAAAACTGATTGGAAGTATCTTAACGATGCTGCTACAAGAGGTTTAACAGGTGATTTACAAGGGGTATTAGTTCCTGCTGGTGTTTCAACTGTATACGATCAGAACTTAGGGAAGAATATTTCTCGTCCTTTCTGTCACGTTCGTTATAGAGCTTCTGAGGCTGACAACAGAAGAATGAAATCTTGGATTACTGGATCAGTGGGAGCTGCTACTAGTGATATCGATGAGATGAACGTTCAGATGTTATCTGAGAGATGTATTTGCGTACAAGGCGCTAATAACTTCATCCAATTCAAAGCTACAAGCTAGTAGTTAATGAATCATATATGATACAACGAGGGTCTATATGGCCCTCAACGTATCATTTTTAATACCAATTATTTTATAAAATTATATTATGTCAACACCAAGAAAGAAGGCAGCTGCACCTAAAGCTAAAGCTAAACCAGCCAACAACGCTCAAGAAGCGATTGAAGCAAAAGAACCAGTTACAATTGGATACGAAGGACAAATCCCTGTACCAGTAAAAACTGCTCCTATTAAAGATGAATGGGAAATTAGAGATAGAACTTATGTATTAGTAACACGTAAAACACCTATTCTAGTAACTATTCCATCAAGACATACCGCTAAAAGAAATCTATTATGGATGGATAATGAAAAAGGGTATGAACGTGAATTAAGATATGCTACTAATCAAAAGTCAGTATTTGTTGATGAACAAGAAGGACATGTTACTCTTGCGCATATTCTTATAAGGAATGGATCATTATTTGTTCCAGCAAACAAGGTAGCTTTACAAAAGTTACTTTCGTTGTATCACCCTTTAAAGGATAAAATATATAAAGAAGTAGACACTAACAAAGAGGCTATCGATGATATCGATATTATGGATCTAGAATTAGATGCACAAAATGCAGCAGCTAATATGGATATTGATTTAGCTGAAGCTATTATGAGGGTTGAACTAGGAAATGCCGTAGCTAAGATGAGTTCTAAGGAACTTAAAAGAGATTTACGCATGTTTGCAAAAAACAATCCTGCGCTATTCTTAGAATTAGCTAATGATGAAAACATCGAAGTTAGAAATATAGGAATAAAAGCTGTTGAAGCAGGGATACTTAAATTAGCAGAAGATCAGAGAACATTTATATGGAAGTCCACAGGACGAAAAGTTATGACTGTACCTTTTGATGAAAATCCTTACTCAGCTTTAGCTGCATTCTTTAAAACGGATGATGGAATAGAAATATTTCAAAGCATCGAAAAAAGATTAGGATAATAACAATTATGACATTAGCCTGTTATATATAATAATAGCAGGCTATCGTCATAGTATTACAAATAAAAAACTATGGCAATAAACGTTGATCCAGTGTACCAAAGAGTACAGGCAATATTAAATAAAGAGCAAAGAGGCTTTTTATCACCACAGAAGTTCAACTTATATGCCAACCATGTGCAACTAGACATATTCGAACAATACTTCTACGATCTAGCACAATACTTACGCATACCAGGTAACTCTTCAGAATACGCGGATGTTATAAGTATAATAGAACAAAAAATCAGTTTATTTGAAACTGAAGACTCATCACCTACATATTCAGCAAATTACTTTAAGCTACCTGCCGATTGTTATCGATTAGGTATTTTATTATATGGGAATATAGAATGTACTCCAGTTACCAAAAAAAAGTATGGTCACATTGAAAGGTCTCCTATAGGCAAGCCTTCTGATGCAAGACCAATATACGTTAAAGACATAAACGGAGTTAAAGTTCTAGGAACTAATCAATTTACAGACATCGCGCCAAGTGCAGACCCTATAACTATGCAATATGTAAAAACACCTGCAAATGTTGTATGGGGATATACAGATATATTAGGTGTGGAATCATATAACGCATCGACATCAGTAAACTTTGAATTAGATCCAAGTGAAGAAACAGATGTTACATTAAAGATATTAGCATTAGCAGGGCTTGAAGTTAAAGACTTATCAGTCTATCAAACAGCTGCTCAAGAAGACGGAATGGAAAATCAACAAGAGAAACAATAATTAGATGGGATTTATAAACGAAACAGATCAGTCATACTACGAAGGAAATAATGTTGGAGGATACCAGTATGTATCTATTGATGATATTATAAATAACTTTCTCATTATGTTTACAGGTGAAGGTAAAGTAATTCCTAAGTCTAACAGAACAGAAATACAAATGCACGCTAAAAGAGCTATCCAGGAATTCTCTTACGATGTGTTTAAGTCGTTTAAAGGTCAAGAGATAGAAATCTCTCCTACATTAACGGCTAGATTACCTATAGACTATGTAAATTACGTGTCTATCAGCTGGGTTGACCAATCTGGACTAGAAAGAATATTAACACCTCAGAGAATGACAAGTAATCCATCTTCTATAGTTCAGGACAGTAGTTTTGAATACACTTACGATGTTGATGGTAATATAATAGAAGCTAACGAATCAGTATCTTGGACACGTTTCAAAGCTAACACAGCAGATGCATCTGTCGAAAAAGGAACAGAGCTAGATGATGTTGACGCTATTGCTAAAGGCTTACGAGGTGAAAGATTTGGATTAGACCCATCAGAAGCGAATGCTAATGGAACCTATTATATAGACGATAAAACAGGTTTGATACATTTTAGCGGAGGATTAAATGGATCTATAGTTCATTTAAAGTATATATCCGATGGTATGGCTACAGATAGCGAAATGGTTGTACATAAGTTTGCTGAAGACGCTATGTATAAGTATATCTTATATGCAATATTATCAGTAACAATGAATGCTCAAGAATACCTAGTGAGAAGATACAAGAAAAGTTTTGTCGCTGCTAAGAGAGTAGCTAAAATAAGATTAAGCAACTTCAAATCACAAGAGATGGCTCAAGCATTAAAAGGCAAATCGAAACAAATAAAACACTAAACTATGGCTGAATTGAAAAGACTATTCGTTGGAGCCAAAGTAGACAAGGATTCTGATGAACGTTTTGTAAAAAGCGGCGAATTTAGAGATGCTGTAAATGTAGAAATTATAAGTTCTGAAGGCTCTGACTCTGGTGTTGCTAGAAATAAAAAAAGCAATACACTGCAGAGCGTTAAAACATACAACGCTAACACAGGAGAATCCACTTACTGGAGCGAGGGTAGCGGCGTTACGTTTCCTTTTGGTTATGACTATTCAACTGCTGAAACTGTCGGCATATATAAACACTCACCTACGAATACGATATACTCTCTTGTTGCTTCTAGCTCAGGAGATTTTATTGTTGAATATAATGATGATACTAAAGTTGTATCGCCTATATTAGTAGATACTACCAAGAGTATACTTAACTTCACAGCAGGTAAAAGAATAACCGGGATATCATTTTTAGAAGGAACGTTAGGATGGGTTCAAGATGGTGTTGAACCTATAGCTATAGTTATTGCAGACTTCAGATCAGGGTCTACTGATTTCGTTACTCATACAGTATACGAGGGCAGAGATTTTGTAAAATCTGATGTTACTCTAATAAAACTATCTCCTCTTAGCGCTCCGACAATGACTATGCAAGAATCTCTTAGAGATGGCGTGGTTAATACTACAACACTAAACAATTTTACAATAGCTTCTTTAAATGACGGATCTCTGTCAACACCAGGTGACCCAGGGCAAGCTGTATTATTCTCTATACCAGGAGGATCTGCATTTGTTAAAGGAGATAAAATAAAACTAACTACCCCAGCTCCATCGGTAGACGATCTCTTGTCTCTTCATGAAATAAATGTTATATGTACATCTTCATTAACAGGTGGATCATTAATATCAGGGACTATAATAAGTTCCTCTCTTCAAGTGGAGGATAATCCGGTTACATGGGAAGTCAACTTAATAGAAGGCAAGCCTTTATTCGAGTTAATATTTCCTAGGTTTAGTTATAGATGGAAATATAAAAATAACCAATATTCCTCATTTGCTCCGTTTACACAGGTAGCATTCTTAGCAGGCGAATACTTGTACAATTCTCAAAAGGGATATAATACAGGTATGACAAACCGTGTTAGAAAAGTAATACTTGGATCATTCGGTACTGCCCCTCCAGATGTTGAAGAAATAGATATTCTATTTAAGCAATCAAATTCACCAGCTGTATATGTAGTGGACACTATAGAAGCTGCAGCAACAGAATATGAAGTTACAAACGAATTAATATATAAATTAGTAAGCTCAACACAATTACTAAGACCATGGGACAACGTTCCTAATTCAGCAAAAGCTTTAGAAGTGGTTGCAAATAGATTTGTTTTAGGTAATTATAAAAAGAACTATGATGTAGATACTGAATTAAAATTCTCTACAGCATCAGTTACATCTACCGGGTTAGCAGTAATAACGGAACCTGAGCAATCTATAAAATCATTAAGAACATATCAAGCAGGCGTTTTATTTAAAGATGATATGGGTAGAGAAACACCTATCTTTTCAGATAAATCAGGTGTTGTTAAAACAAACCTAGAAGACGCTTCAACATCGAACAGATTACAATTCCAATTAGAAGGTAATCCGCCAAACTGGGCTACTCATTTTAAATACTTCATAAAGGACACATCTAATGAATACTATAATTTAGCAGCTGATAGACTATATCAAAGCGAAGATAAGTTAGCTACATGGATATCATTTCCTTCATCAGAAAGAAATAAAGTGACTGTTGATAGTTATTTAATAGCTAAGAAAGTTCACGATCAAAATGTCCCTGTTCAAGATGCAGATAATAAATTCAAAATAATAGATATACAAGACGAGGCTCCTGTTGAAATAGCTGAAGTTAAAGAAGTAGTAATAGAATCTCAAATATGGTTTGATACTAATTTCGGTGACGGGAATGCTCAATTGACTAAAAACGCAGGGTCTACTCCTATACCAGATTCAAAAGTGTTTTTAATAGCTAGTGATACAGATTCAGCAAGCAAAGGCACAACATCTATATTAAGAGATGAATTAGTAACAGGGGCGTTTATTAGATTCTCTGAAGGTGATTCTTCTTATTCTAAATATTACAAAATAGCAAGTGTTCTTCATAGTAGTGATACTACAGCTTTTACCGGGCTCGGAGGAACGTCTAATGTTCACACTAAAGTATATGTAACAGAACCGTTCGGCGAAGATGTTAACTTTATGTATACAACGCCAGGAGATCAAGCTTCTCCTTTAAATAACGGTCAAGTAAAATTATCTGTTAGTGCTCAACAACCATTAGCTAATCAAGAACAATTTACAGGTAGATTTTTCATTAAGTTAGCTTCTAACGCTGTACTGAACAATGTATTCTCATCATCTACTGATTTCATTACGTTAAATGCAGCAAACTGTTATTACGGAACAGGATCAAACGGTGGGTACATAAGTGGTGATGTTAATTTCAAGATACACGCGGGAGGTAAATACCCAAGAGCAGGATATACAGTAGCTAATACTGCTGGTGGTTTAAATATAGCTGAAAACCCGTCATGGGCAAATGATGATGTTAATGATAGGCCTTATGATATTGTTTTTGAGAAAAGACACAGAAATCCTTTAGATAATGACTTAATAGCAGCTATAAACACAGTAGGAACTAGGATAAGATTCTCTAATCATTCTACGGTATATACTATAAAATACACAAGGTCTCAAAGAGTAAATTACAAAGACGTTTCGTATACTAGATATTGGACACAATTCGATAAATTATTAACAGCATCAGTATCTCCTTTTGTTACAGGAGTAGCTGTTACCGTAGAAATAGTTGGTTTACAAGACACGAAAGCTTTTACATCGAACAATCCAGCTATATTTGAAACAGAACCGGCAGAAAGTATAGATTTAGACTTGTACCATGAAGCTAGTGATGCTTATCCTATATCTGAATATAATGATATTAAAACATTAGATTACTTTAACTGTTTCGCTTTTGGCAACGGTGTCGAATCTAATAGGATTAGAGATGACTTTAATAGTGTAACTATAGATAAAGGACCTAAAGTTTCTACTGTCTTAGATGAGCCTTATGCAGAAGAACATAAAACAAATGGTATAATATGGAGCGGAATACTTAATTCAAGTTCTGGTGTTAATAATTTAAACCAATTCTTAATAGCCGAAACTATAACTAAAGATATATCTCCGATATACGGACCGCTTAATCTATTACACGCAAGAGATACTGACATTATAATAGGTTGTGAAGATAAAATATTGCAGGCCTTAGCTGATAAGGACGCGTTATACAACGCCGATGGATCATCTAATATAACTGCATCAAACGCAGTGATTGGAGACGTTAGGCCGTTCGTGGGCGAGTATG